TAAGTGCACCGACGTCGAAGCTGCGCGCCTGTGGCTGCGCCATCGCGAACGTTTGGCGGCTGACCCTGCCTACAAGGGATCCCTTGATGCGACATTCGGCGAGTGGTCGGACACCTTCCTCAAGTCGAAGCGCGGGAAGTCCGAGGCAACGCGCGAGTTCAACGCCACCAAGGTAAAGGCGATCCTGACGGTAATCCCCCGCGAGACCCCCCTCGCCGACATCACCCCGGGATTCGTCGACCACTACGTCGAGACTCGCCTCGCTGCCCCCCAGCCGCGCCCACCGCACGCGTACACGGTCGCCCGAGAGGTTCGGATCATCATCTCTACCCTGGCCAAGGCGAAGCGTTCCGGATGCTACCCGGGCGATCTCGAGGCTCTTATGCCCACCGACCTCGAAGGTCGATACACCCCTCGCGAACGGTCCCTCACCCCCGAGGAGGTAGTGGCCTTCGTCCAGGCCCTACCAACCATGCGATGGAAGGCCTTGGCCGCCGTTTGCGTGGCTCTCGGATGCCGCTTGTCCGAGGCCTGCCGCCTAGCCCCGGAGGACGTGGATCTCGACGCTGGGCTGGTTTGGATTGATGGGCGCAAGACCTCGACGTCGGACCGTACCCTGCCTGTCCTTTCCCCTTACCTACCCCTCCTGACCTTCGCTCTCTCTGCCCTGCCAATCGGCGAGATCAGCAACGTGGACCGTACCTTCAAGCTGGCGTGCGCCCGGGCCGAGATCGCGCGACTATCCCCCAACGACCTCCGCCGGACGCACGCCACCCTCAATGGGGTTATGGGACTGCCCGACGACATGATCGCTAGACTACTCGGCCACGCCACAGTTTCGATGGCCAAGAGGACGTACAACAGGACCAAGGCGGCACAGTTAGCTCCGGTTGCAGAGCGACTACTCGCGCAAGGGACTCCCGTGCATATCCCCGGCGCTATGCTGCAATCCTCCTACAGTCCCCCCACAAATGCCCCAAAAGAGCCTGATTCTGGCGATGAGTATCAGCCTTCGAAGCCGGTGGTCGCAGGTTCGAATCCTGCGGGGCGCGCAACAAATACCGGGGAAAACTGGGCACCGGGAGACACGGGGAGATACGAGGAAACCCGGCCATGGCCAGGGCGTGCTGCAATCCTCCTACAGTCGGAAGTCCTAGCCGACCTCGCTCCCCTCTCCCCAGCTGAGCTCCGATCCCGTCGTCTCAGACCCGCATCGGCCGACGACCACACCATCGTCTTCGCTGGCCGCACCCAGTGGCCGGCTAGGGCCCGGCTGGACCTGGGGATGGGGCTGTGACGTCTCCGTCCACTCGAGTCGACAGCGACGCCCGTCGCCCGGTGATGGGGTCGACGTTGGACCCTTCCATGGGCGACTCCGAGGTTTCTGCCGCGTCGGCTCCTGGAGTGAGCGACGCGTCTCAACCTGGAACCGGCGACGAGTCGCCCGAGTACTCCGCCGACTCGTCCGGCGCCGAGCGACGGTGCGAGTGGTGTCGTAAGCTGCTCACGAAGACGCAGGACAAGTGGTGCTCGAAGCGGTGCCGGCAGACGGCCTGGCGATTCCGGCGCCTAGCTGTCGTCGAGGACCTGGGCGACACCCCGAAGCGACTGGTCTACGCGGACCCCCCGTTTCCTGGGATGTCGCGGAAGTACTACGGCGACCAGCCCAGCTATGGCGGGGAGGTCGACCACGCCCGCCTTCTCGAGGAGTTGGTGACGTACGACGGGTGGGCGCTCTCGACGTCAGCCAAGTCGTTGGGTCTGGTGCTGTCGCTGGTACCTCGAGGAGTCGAGTACCGGGTGTGCTCTTGGACAAAGACCCACCACCCACCGATGGCGCGTGGACCAGCGAATATCTGGGAGCCACTCATCGTCTCGCCGGCGCGTCGCCGGATGCCCGGGGTGCCTGATGCACTGGTCACGTCGGTAGCCCGCGGCGGAGACTCGTCGCTCATCGGGCGCAAACCGTTGGCGTTCGTGTCGTGGCTTTTCCAGTTGCTCGGGGCGACACATCGTGACTCGCTCGACGATCGTTTCCCAGGCTCGGAGGTGGTCGGGCGGTGCTGGTCTGAGTTCCGTCGCCTCGGTACCGCCGCGACGCGTCGCTCGGCGCCGGCGGAGTCACGTCGCCAGAGTACTCGTGAGACGGGTCTCTTGGCGCTCGGAGGAGCACGATGACCCGACCCCTACGTGGACTCGGAACAACGCTCAAGCAGGAGGTTGACCGCGACGGGACGCCGCGTGGCACCCACAACCACAACGGCTGCGTGGACTCACCGTGGTGGATCTCGACGTGGGAAGGATTCGACCACCGTGGCCGAGGACCAGGACACTGCCGGATAGCCATCTATCTGCCAGGACGGCGCGGAGCCCTCGTCTGGCTTGCAGTTGGGAAGGACCAGAGGAGAGCCCTCACCAACTGCTGCCGTAAGGTGCGCGCTTCATTGAACTCGTACGAGCTAGACAAGGCCATGCGATTGGCTGGGGTGCGGCCGTGACCTGCCCAGTCCTCCCGGTGTCCGTCTCCACCGACGGGGTCCCGATCCCGGGCAGATGGGTCCTGCTGATCGACCCGACGCCTGGTGTCTGGCGGGGGATCGCTCTCTGGCACGTGCTCAAGGTGTGGGCATCCAGTTCCTGGGGCCCAACGGCAGGAGACACCCCGTGACCGGCCTCGTTATCGACCCAACCGGCCTCGCTTGGGAGGAGAGCGAATCGGGCCTCATGCTTCCAGGATCAGCGATCCACCCGAGAAAGCCCGTCGCCGTTGACCTCTTCTGCGGGTGCGGTGGTTTCTCGCTGGGGATGCTCGAGGCCGGCTGGGACGTCGCGGCCGCCGTCGACTGGGATGTCGACGCATCGTTCACCTACCTCTGGAATCTGGGGGCCTACCCGCTCGATCTGGGGTTCGTCGAGCCGGAGGATCGCGCTCGCTTCGAAGCAAAGCTGCAGAAGTCGCGGGCGCCGAACGGCGACTTCACCCTCACGTCTGGGGGACACCGTCAGGCGAAGCTGGGCCGAGGCGTCCCCGTCTTCTGGCTTGGCGATGTCCGTAAGCTCACCGGGCGGCAGATCCTGGATTCGATGGGGCTCGACGTTGGAGAGCTCGACCTGCTCTTCGGAGGTCCGCCCTGCCAGGGCTTCTCGCAAGCGGGACAGCGGAACGTCATGGATCCTCGCAACAGCCTCGTATTCGAGTTTGCTCGGCTCGTCTGCGAGATGAAACCCAAGACCATTTGCCTCGAGAATGTTCCGGGGATCGTGTCGATGGTGACTCCCGAGGGCATCCCGGTGCTCGACGAGCTGTGCGCCATCCTCGAGCGTGGAGAGTACGGAGAGCACGAGGCGTTGGTGCGGGCTCTTTCCGGAGACCCGAGTCGTAGGGCGGTGCGGAGGGGCAGAGAGAAACCTCGTCGGGACACCGGAGCCTCGCGGCAACAGGACTTGTTTGGAGGTGCGCCGTGAACCACAACCTCTGCTCCCTCCTGCACTGGCTCGCAGGGTTCCCAGCTGGGGAGTACCGACGCGTCTCCACGCTCGAGCACTGTGACGCAATCCCAACGGCACTCTCGAACGGACTCGTCGAGTGTCCTGACGCTACCAACCCGCTCGACAGGTACCACCTGAGACTAACCCCTAAGGGGTTGGAGCTCACGCTCGAGTCCCTTAACGCGATGGAGGCGGTGTCATGAGCAAGGATCAGAAGAGGCTCGGGACGTTCTACACGCCCATCAATCTCGCCCTGGCCATCTGCCAGATGATTGACCGCGATCTCGGTGGTCCAGCCGGGTGGGTGTTGGAGCCGTCCGTCGGAGAAGGGGCGTTCGTCCGAGCGGCGAAGGCGCTCTGGCCAACCTGCAAGGTTCTCGGGATCGACGTCGACCCCAAAGCACCAGGATTCACCCTCTGTGACGAGACAATCGTTGGGGACTTTCTGCAGTGGAACCCGTCAAGCTTCGCCGGCTTCGACGTGGTGGTCGGAAATCCACCATTCTCGATCCAGGTCGAGCGAACCTACGGGAAGCGCAACCCGCGCACCAAGTGGGTGAACCATGAGGTTGGCGAGGCCCACGTGCGCAAGTGCTTGTCCCTGCTCAACCGAGGTGGGTCGTGCGACCTGCTGCTGCGAGCGGCCTTCGTGCACACCTTGGGGCGCACTGACCTGCTCGAGCGGCTGGACATTGAGGCCAAGGTCGGGCCCCGGCCCTCGTTCACCGGAGGTGGCTCCGACAACTCCGAATACTCGACGTTCCAGTGGAGGAACAGCCACTTCGCACCCAGGCGTCGCATCGAGCGACTGACCTGGGACAAGCCGCGGAGGCAGCGAGTCACGAAGACCGAAGAGTGAGGGAACGAACATGCAATTCACAGACAATGTAGGAATCATCGGAAGTAAACTTGAGTTAGCGGCATTGCTGAAGTTCTGCGGAGAATCCTCGGACAAGTTCACCGGGATCTCGATCAAGCTCGAACGAGGAAAGTTGCTCGCGTGGGCGACCAACGGAATCTCGGCGATCTACCACCACGGACTCACCTTCGATGGTGCAGGCAAGCCGTCAGAAGCCACGGACGCCTGGCAGATCCCAGCGGACGTACTCAGTACGGTGCTGAAGGCAGCAGGAAATGGCGACGAGCTAATCCTCAGCCTCACGAATAAGAGAGGTCTGAAGGACGCTCTGATCCGCGACATCGAGACATCGACCGAGCGCGGCCGATTCGACCTGTCCCACACAGCTACCAACGGAGAACTCTTCGCGATTGAACACATCGTACCGTCGCGCCCCGACCGGAACTCCTGCAGCGTCGGATGTCTGAACATTGCAACATCATTGCTTGAGCTGCTACGCAAGGTATCCAAGGCTACCGGGAGCGACGCATGCAGACTCTGGATGCCAGAGAACGGGGCGCAACCACTCTACGTAGAGGTCGACACCCTCACCGCTCTCTCGGACGAGGAGCAACCGCGGTGGGTAGTGGTTCTAATGCCACTCCGGACCGACGACGAATCCGAGGAACGAGGAGAGCAGAAGGAGGAGCCGAGTCACGATGTCACGGACGAAGAGGAGCCCTGATGGCCAAGCCAGGTAGCTCGAAGGGTCCCACAGAGACCCAACTGCAAACGGAGTGCCTACAGAAACTCGAGGCCTCCGGATTCGTGGCTCATCGGTGCAACTCCGGCATGGCCAAGGGTTTTTTCGGGGGCGTGATTCACCTGCACCCCAAAGGCACCTTCGATCTCCTCCTCCTTCACCCCTACGCCTGGATCGAGGTGAAGCGTCCTGGTGAGAAGCTGAATCCAAAGCAGGTCGCGTTCCAGGACTGGCTCGAAGACCACTCCATCCCTCACGTGATCGCCCACTCTGGTAACGAGGCGGTTGCGTTTGCGCGGAGTCTCACTCCATGAATCTCCCAGCCCTCTACTGCCGGATCGTCCGAGAATGGGTGCCACCAACTCTTCCCTCCGAGGATGCCTACCAGGAGAGCCTGGGGGGCTTCCTCGAGGAGATCGGGATCCCTCACGCCCGGGAGGTTCGACTGACCGAGACCGATCGCGTTGACTTCATCGTGGGATCCATTGCGGTCGAGCTGAAGGTCAAGTGCTCAGCGGCTGAGCTGCTCCGGCAGTTGCAGAGATACGCGCAGAGTCCACAGGTCGAGGAGATCCTGGCTCTGTCGTTCACGCGGAGCTGCCTCCGGATGCTTCCCGGAAGACTCAGCGGGAAGCCCGTCATGTCGTATTGCTTTGGGAGATCGTTCTGATGAAGACGTACGGTGAGTTGAAGCTTTCGAAGGACGGCAAAAACTGGAGAATCGACTGCGCACCGCACGTGGTAATGCGTCTGAAGCGCGTCTTCCCACGTGTCTCACGCAAACAGCACGGCACGATCTCGATCTCGAACACCATCGAGACGAGCCGGGAACTCGAGTGGTTCCTCCAGCGGTTCCCGATGCGCCTGTCTGATTCCGACCGCGGAAGACTCACCGGAGAAGCGGCTAAGCACAAGGATCGAGAAAACCTAGTCTTCGACCTCATCTCTGGGGTTCGTAAGGGTGGCGACTACCGACTCGCTCTTCAGCCGCGCGAGTACCAGAAGGTGGCTGCCGACGTGGCGTTCGCCCAGGGGGGGCTTCTCCTGGCTGATGATCTGGGACTCGGAAAGACGTGCTCTGGGATCTGTCTGATCTCGAAGGCGGAATGCCGGCCGGCGTTGGTCGTCACCATGACCCACCTTACCACCCAGTGGGAGAGGGAGATCAGGAAGTTCGCCCCTGGGCTCGTTACCCACGTCCTGCGGAAGGGTACCCCCTACGACCTACGTGCCACGAAGCGCCACAAGCCTGGGCAGCTGCTCCTCACTCCCGAGACCCCAGACGTAATAATCTGCAACTACCACAAGCTCTCCGGGTGGGCCTCCACCCTGAAGGGGTTCGTTCGAACCGTGCTCTTCGATGAGGCTCAGGAGCTGCGGCGCGACGAATCTGCCAAGTACGCGGCGGCGAAGGCTATCGCTGCGGAGGCGGGGTTCCGAATGGGGCTCACGGCCACTCCGATCTACAACTACGGCGATGAGCTGTTTTCGGTGCTGGAGTGCGTGCTTCCGGGAAGGCTAGGGTCACGCTTCGAATTCATCGAGGAGTGGTGCAAGCAGGCCAACGCGAAGTCTTACTCACTGCAGGATCCCAAGGCCTTCGGAACCTACGCCCGCGACGCTGGGATCATGCTGCAGCGCACCAGGGCAGAGGTCGGGCGCGAGCTACCCTCCCTCACCAAGATCCCCCACACCGTGGAGACCAATACCAAGGTCCTCGAGTCAATCGAGGGACCAGCGACTGAGCTCGCTCGGATCATTCTGGCAGATGGAGAAAGGGAGCGCGGAGCCAAGATGCACGCATCCGAGGAGCTCTCCGGGCTCGTGCGTCAAGCTACCGGGATCGCCAAGGCCCCCTACGTGGCCGCCTTCGTCCGGATGCTGGTAGAGAGTGGCGAGCAAGTGGTGCTTTACGGATGGCACCGCGCCGTGTACGACCTATGGATGGAGCAACTCAAGGATCTTGCTCCTGTCCTCTACACTGGAAGCGAGAGCCCAACGCAGAAGGACGCGGCAAAGGCAAAGTTCCTGGCTGGGGATGCGAAGATCCTCATCATGTCACTGCGTGCTGGTGCAGGTCTCGATGGCCTTCAGGCGTGCTGCAAAACCGTCGTCTTCGGCGAGCTCGATTGGAGCCCCGGGGTGCATGACCAGGATGTGGGACGCATCCACCGAGACGGGCAGAAAGACCCGGTTTTCGCCTACTTCCTGATCGCAGAGGAAGGGTCAGATCCGATCGTGGCAGACGTGCTGGGGCTCAAGAAAGCACAAGCGGACGGTGTTATGGATCCGAAGGGTCAACGACTGGAGAGTCTCGACGTAGGCGGTCAGAACGTGAAGCTACTGGCACAGCGGTACGCAGGAAAGGCGGTGGCGGCGTGACCTGGCTCAAAATTGACGACGCGTTCGAGGACCACCCGAAGGTCTCCGGCCTGTCTGACGCGGCTCATCGCCTATGGGTGCGGGCTGCCTGCTGGTGTCGAAAGCCCGCCAACGCCCACACCAACGGCTTCGTGCCGCGGGGGATGCTCTGCGACATCTACCGCAACAAGCTTCCCCAGAAGTCTCTGGAGAAGCTCTCCCAGGAGCTTGTTGACTCCAAGGGTGGTGGAATGTTCGATGAGGGTCTCTGGGAGCCAATGGAAGGCGGATGGCAATTCCATGACTGGGAGGACTACCAACCCACCGAGGAGAAACCTGGAACCCTGTCCAGGAAGGAAGCGGCCAGCATTGCAGGACAACGTTCGGCAGCTGTTCGGCGAGAACGATTCGGAACGGCACAACCGAACGTCCCGAACGACGTTCGAGACCGTTCACCGAACGACGTTCGAACGACGCTCGACCGAACCCACCGAACGACGTCCGAACCTCCCGATCCCGATCCCGATCCCGATCCCGATCCCATCCGGACTGAGAGTCTTGATCCAAGACCTGACAGGTTGGTGCGCGAGGAACCTCGGGTAGTTCGTTCGGCGGAGACGGGTCCAGTGGCTCCCATAGCCAAGAGGGAACCAGCCCCGCACTCTGGTGGCTCCCCCCCTCGCGAAACGAAGGCACAGCCCGAATCTGTGCCGCGGCGTGGCCTTCTCGTGATTCCCGATGCCACCACCGCGAGACAACCAACGCCAGCCCAGCTTGAGGCCGTTGGGAAACCGCTCGCTGAACGCGCCAGAGAGATCCAAAACCACCAGGGCGATCCCCAGTGGCTGTCGATGCTTACCCCTCAGCGCTGGCCGGAGCTCGTGGAGGCGGCCGGACTGTTCCACCGGACCTGGGATCTCGCCAAGCCGATTCTGGGAAACTACGTCCGGGACAAGGGTGTCCAGGCGCTAGTTGAACTCTACTCCGCTGGGGTGGACCAGGAGACATTGCTCGGGGCCATCAGGGCTAGCCGTGGAGATGCTTGGTTTCAGAAGCAGGCCGCGCAGCACCGGCCCGGGCTGACCATGCTCACCCCCGAGGTGGTCCGCCGACTCGTTCCTAAGCCATCCGACGCGGCATGGGAGGCAGAGCTGGCGCAGCTGGCGCAGACGGCCGCGGCATCACGAAAGCGATTGGAGGGACAGAAACATGCCTGAAGAGCACCCAAAACTGAACGCCGACATGGCCCAATGGTCCAGATGGGCGGAAGAAAACTACCCATTCGACACCGAGTGCAGAAGCCCTGGCGTCAAAGTGTTGAGCGTCCAGGGACTCGAAAAGTTACGGTACGTCGGGGACAGGGAACAGGCCGCGATTCTGGCCCGCCTGTACTTCGTGTCGGAGCGAGACGGTGACAAGATCGCAGCGGAAAAGAAGCTGGAACAGGCCGAGAAGATCGCTGAGCGCAGGAAGGCCAGGATCGCACTGGTCCAGGCGTGCCTTGACCGGAAGCATGGGGACGAGATGCAAGGGCTCGCTCAACGACTCGTCGGGTTCGACCCGCACCAGGTCAAAAGCCTTGTGCTATGGGACTTCGAGCGGCACTTCCACTGGATGCGCGCCAGGGCTGCTGGTGTCATGGTCCCTTCGAAGCTGCGACCGGTTCACGAGATCGTTCAGAACCAGCGGGTCATCGAGCAAAGGGACGAGCTATTCGCATCGATCGATAACCTCGGAAACCAAGACGACTACGACCGGGAATTGGGGTACGGATGAGCGAGACACTGCGAGCCCCATTCCCTTGGTTCGGCGGGAAATCGAAGGTTTCCGAGGTGGTTTGGAAAGCTTTCGGTAACGTCCCCAACTACGTCGAGCCTTTCTTTGGGAGTGGAGCCGTGCTCCTGGGGCGCCCTGGTGGAGCAGGGAAGATCGAGACGGTCAACGACTACGACTGCCACCTTGCGAACTTCTGGCGGGCGATCCAAGCGGACCCAGATGCCGTAGCTTACTATTGCGACTGGCCCATCAATGAGCTGGACCTACATGCTCGCCACCGGTACCTGGTTGACCATCGTGACGAGCTCCGAGTCTTGCTAACCTCGGACCCAGACGCCTTCGACGCCAAACACGCTGGCTGGTGGTGTTGGGGTATCTGCCAGTGGATCGGAGGTGGCTGGTGCTCACCGAGCCGAGATGGTAGGCTGCTGCAGAAGCGCCCAGCAGTGGCATCAGCAGGCGGAGTCCACCTAGCCACCCACCTGCCAGCCATTGGCAATGACCGCGGGATCAACGGGGTATCCGCCCCACCGTGCCGAGAATGGTTCAGGGACCTTCAGGGTCGACTCCGTCGCGTACGGGTGGTCTGCGGGGACTGGTCGCGGGTGCTTGGCGACGGGACTGTCGGCAAGGGCGAGACGGTAGGAGGTCGCCGCCCGTGCGCGGTATTCCTCGACCCTCCCTACTCCCACAAGTTCCGAGATCCGGCGCTCTACTCCGAGGACGACGCCAAGATTTCGGAGCAGGTCAGGCAGTGGGCGGTAGAGCACGGAGACGATCCGGAACTTCGACTCGCACTCTGCGGATACGCGGGCGAGCACGAGATGCCAGGCAACTGGACCACCTACACGTGGACGGGAGGGAGAGGATATGCGGGAAAGACCAACACCAACCGAGAGCAGGAGCGGATCTGGTTCTCGCCTCATTGCCTCTCACTCGAGAGTCGACAGCGTCAGCTGTTCGGGACAGGATAGAGACTCCAGAAGCGAGCCCCTGGTAGGACTGGCATCCTCCAAGGGCTCTCAGAACAGCGTGTGCGCGAGGAGAACCTCGCATGCTGAATCTATCGGTCAACCCCACCCAGGCGAATCACGATGGTTCCGTGGTGCTGCATGACAGGTGCCAGCACGGATACTACCGAGACGCGCGACACCTACACACTCCACGCTGCCCCATCTGCGACCCAATGAGCGAGCCACTCACCAAGGATGAGACCGAGATTGCCCTCCGACTCATGGCCCATGCCAGGGACGAGGGGAGGCCCAAAGACACTCTGGGGAGGTACCTGGCAACGTCCGTCGTGGAGCCCGGTAAGTGCCGGTGCTGGCGGTGCCGAGAGGTGCTGCCGCTCGACGAGGAACATTTTCGAAGGGCAACCTCAAAGGCAACAGGCTTCCAGTCCAGGTGCAAGCGGTGCGACAACCGGATGCGGGCAGGGAGACGCGGGGGGTACTTCCGGGAAGGGGTGGCACTGGTGAGAGGCGTGGGGCACCCATGAGGGCCACCAAACCGAAGCGTGGGCGTCCACCGAAGGCTCTGGCTGGTCCGCTGGTGGCCGAGATCCTGATCTTTGCGGACAAGGAGACGGTTCCGCTTGCCTGCGCGAGATATGGAGTCGCAGACCGCACGGTAAGGCGCTGGAAAGCGAAGGTGGAATCAGGGAAGTGGCCGGCCGTGGCTGACCTGGTCCGTGATCTGAAGAGCGCGGCACTCGAGAGGACGAAGGATCTATTGGCTCAGGTGTACGAAGCGGCTCTGCGTAAGCTGCTGGAGAAGCTTCCGGACGCCTCCTACAGGGAGACCCTGGAAACGGTCACGGAATGCGGTGGGCTCAAGGAGCTCAAGGATGCACTGAATGTCAGCAGCAACGCGAATACTCGGACAGATCCTGGCGACCAAAAGACTGGTGGGCCAGGTCCAGAAGCTCCGGGGGGAGCTGGAATGTCGAGAGCACTCAGGGCCGTCAGCTGACATCGACTGGGCTCTCCCGACAGTAGAGCTAGCCCCGTACCTCGACCCGTCCCTGGAGGCCCCGCGACACCTCGCGCGATACGGGTCTGTCCTCGATGCGGCCATGGTCGAGCAGGACCGGGAGAGCGCCAAGGTCTTCCAAATGTTGTGCTTAGCGGCACCCCCGCAGCACGGGAAGACCAAGCTCACCGAGTGCGCGATCATCAAGGCGCTCAAGACATGCCACGACCTGTCCCACGCCTACGCCTCCTATTCCCAGGACGTGACCGACCGGGTAGAGAGGGAAACCCGTCGGATTGCTGAGGCTGTAGGGCTCACGATCACCGGTTCCCGCACCGACTGGTGGATCCCCGAGACGCGCAGCCGCATCCGATGGACCTCAGTGGGAGGGTCCCTCACTGGTGACCCGGTGTCCGGGATGCTGGTGGTAGACGATCCGTTCAAGGACTTCGAGCAGGCGCGGTCCCCGGTCGAGCGCGAGAAACGCTGGAACTGGCTCGTGCAGGTGGCCCTTCGACGGCTCCACCCTGGGGCATGGCTGATCGAGATGGCCACCCGTTGGCACGAGGACGACCTTACGGCGCGCCTAAGGGAGAGGATGGGGGTCGAGTATTTGAACATCCAAGCCGTCTGTGAGGATGAGGGGGACGGAAGCGGGCGAGCATACGGCGAGGTGCTCTGGCCCAAAGAGCGACCGCTTGAGTTCATTGCGCTCCAGAAACAGAGCGACCAGATCGCCTTTGACGCCCAGTACCAGGGGCGACCGCGGGCGATTGGTGATGCCCTCTTCGGTCAAGCTCACCGCTTCGACGAGCTACCCGACACCAGGCTCGGCTTCCGTGAGGCCTACGGAACCGATCTCGCCTACTCCAAGAGCTCCACGGCCGACTGGTCCGTGCTCATCCTGGGTCGCAAGATCGCTGATGCCCTCTACATTCTGGGGGTCGTCCGGAGACGCATGGACGCCACCCTGTTCCTTGACGTGATCAAGGCAGAGCAGTTGCGGACTGATGGGAGCGTCCGGTTCTACCATGGTGGAGGTGGAGAGCTCGGGGTGTGCCAGTTCTTCGAGCGTGAGGTTCGCGGGCTACGCGCGATTCACGCGTCCGCCGACAAGGTCGTGAGGTCTACCGAGGCACGAAAGGCATGGAACCTCGGAAGAATCCTGGTTCCGAGCGATGGATCTCCATTCTACGGTGAGTGGGTGAAGCCATTTCTGCAGGAGGTTGGGGTCTTCACGGGGATCGGTGATGCTCACGACGACCAGGTGGATGCGCTAGCTGCGCTCTGGGACGAGCTAGAATCCGGGAGCGGGGACACCTCCGGGCGTGTGTCGGGACCGCGCCAACTGCAGCGCAATACCAACGGAGGTCTGGGAGGTTTCTAGACCCTGGGTGGGGCTGTCCGCTCTCTACCTCCCCGGCACCCTCACCAAGTGCCACGCTCCCGATCATTGCGTCGTATCCGACAGACTGCTGATGGTCAGCAGTGGATCTCCACGCGTGAGATCACGGAAGAAGTCTTTGGTTCGAATCGTGTGAGCCAAGCTGACGTGAACCGGCGCGCGTTCGGGGCGTCGCTCGGGCCCGACACGATCGAGAGCTGTATCCGCCGAGCTGAACTCGGTTTCATGCGCGACTTGACCGACCTGACTAAGGAGACAATCAACTTTGACCCGCACTTAGCGAGCGTTATAGGTAAACGCTTCCGCTCGCTCGCAAGCATCACGCCCAAGGTAATAGACGCAGATGGAGACGGTGTAGACGCAGCTCTCGCCAAGCGATACGCGGATGAGGTTCGAGCCCAACTACTCGGTATTCGAGGACTCCGCCAAAGGATCATCAATCTCGACTGGGCACATTGCCTTGGGCGCGGGGCTCTCGAGAAGGTCTGGGTAGAGCGGAGAGTGGGAGACTACCAGTACAGTCTCGCCGGTCTCAACTGGATCCATCCGCGCCGAATTGCCCTCGGGCCAATGAGAGAGTTCCGGATCCGAGACGACCTATGGGACGGCGCTGGGTTCGAAGCTCGAGGGCTGGATATCGCAGCGATCCCGCACAAGTTCATCTGCTACGCACCACAGCTCTATGACGAGGTGACTGAGCGCGAGGGTTTCGGGCCACGGGCTCTCTACTGGTCGTTTTTCAAGCGGTTCAGCTGGCGCGAACGAATGATCCTGCTCGAAGTGTTCGGCAAGCCGTGGCGCATTATCGACAACGACGGAACAGGGAAAACTACTCCAGAGGAATTAGACGACGCGCAGGAGCGCGCCGACGAGCTGGGCGCCAACAATTCCGCTGCTTTTCCGGCAGGGATGAAGCTCCGTCTGGAGAACGCTGACCCCAAGTCGACCGACCCACATCGCTACACCTCCCAGGATTGCGACGATCAAATCTCGAAGCTCGTCCTGGGTGGAACTCGCACCACGGACGCCAAGGCTGGTAGCCTCGGACAGAACGCGGACGAGTCCCATCAGGATGCCGAGGATTTGGTAAAGGACGCTGACAGCTGGGGGATCTCGGAGGCCCTCACCTACGACATCGCTAGAGACTTTGTTGTGCTCAACTACGGGGAAGAGCAGGCCGTCAACGCACCTCGTATCGAGCTACCCTTCGAGCAGCCGCCGGATCAAACCGAAGAGATTGGGCGCTGCAAGGGGTTCCTCGATCTTGGAATTCCGTGCAAAGTAGACGAACTCTACACCCGTAGCGGGTTCACGAAGCCTACCGATGGGGATGAGGTTATCACCAAGACCGCGCCTTCCCCCGCCCCTGCACTACCGGGTGACGGAGGTCTAGGGATCGATCCCAGTGACCCTTTAGCCCAGGCGCGTTCATTGCGGCTGTCTCGTATGAGCAGCGACTATTTCTCCAAGCTCTCCTAGCTCACGAGCACTACGGAGATCACGTCTGCTGTGCTGCGCGCGAGGATGTTACAGGCCACGGTAGCTTAGATGAGCTGATTGCGGATGGCGTCAAGGCGGGAGCGGAAGAGCTCGACAGGTGGCTCGAGAAGCTGGGAGCAGCCTGCGAAGGGCTTTCGACCAGTGAAGAGATCCGGGTCGCCATAGACGCGGCTGCGCTCGAGATTGACCACGATGCATTCGCTGATATCGCGGAAAGAAGCCTGCTGCTCGGGGTAATGCTCGGGGCGACTGACTCCCTAGTGGATCGGGAGAGGGACGAGGACGCGGACATTCAGCTGCAGAGCTACCGCGGCCTACTGGCTAATCCGATCATGCTGCGGAGTGCTCGGGTAGAGATCGTTCCGTTCGAGGAGACGATCGAGCAGTTCCGTAATCGCACGATCCTGCCTCGCGACAAGTTCGATAAACTAGTAGGAGCAGCGAAGCGTAAGGCCTTCACGGTGGCAGGGCTCGCCTCCGAGGAGCTACTGGGGACGGTCCATGAGGAGCTGTCGCGACAGGTAGCGGAGAGCGCCGAGAAGACGTTCTACGATGAAGCTACAGGGAAGTGGGTATACAAAGGGCCAAATCTGCGTGAGTTCCGCAAGACAATGCGGGCGCGCATCGAGAAGGCTGGGTGGACTCCCTCCAACCCGTCGCACGTCGAGACGATCTACCGGACCAACATGGCGGGGGCGTACTCGACTGGAGGGCTCGTCGAGAAGACGCAGCCAGCGGTGCTCAAATCGCGCCCCTACTGGCAGATACGAGGGACGGGGGACTCGAGGCAGAGGGAGACGCACCGGCGCGCTCAGAACACGATTCTGTCGGCGGATCACCCATTCTGGAGGCTAGCTTATCCGCCGTTTGGGTATAACTGCCGATGCAGAGTGATTGCCCGCTCGAAGCGGTGGGTTGATGCGCACGGTGGGCCAACATTGGTCCCTTCGGGGCTACCAGATCCTGGATTCGATTCTGGCATTGACGCTTCGATGATTCCGGATCTCCAAGTTGACATGCAGGGCGCGCGCGCTCCAACTGCCCCGAAGGAGGCACATAAGATCGAGCGAACGAAGCCTAAGCTTCCTCCGCCGACTCGCCCAGTGCCTTCGCCACAGCCGGCTCCAACAATCCCAGCTCCTAGACCAACCATCAAACCTTCCCCGGCTCGCACCGCACCGGACATTATGGCGGAGCAGCTCGAGGGGCCCGGAGGGTCGAATCCTGGAGGGGTATATCTTGGGAGCGACGGTAAGAAGCGATACGTAAAGCTCTACTCGGATCCAGCTCAATCCGCGGGAGAGCACCTAGCTAATCGCCTCTACGCAGACCTTGGAATGGGCAAGGTGAGGAGCCAGCTCTTCGAGCATCAGGGAAAGCTCGCCTACGCCTCAGAATTCATCGAGGGAGCGTCTCCGCTTGGGCAGGTGGAACTCACCCCAGCCATAGCACGCAAGGCCATGGACGGGCTCGTGGGCGACTTAGTAACAGCGAACTGGGACGCGGTTGGAATGGACCTCGACAACCTCGTACTAACGAAGAGTGGTCAGGTCATACGGATCGACAACGGTGGGACGTTCCTGTCAAGGGCGCAGGCTGGGCGCAAACCGATCTCCGCGCTCGAAGGGCTTTCAGAATGGGACGGGTTCTTCGACCCGAACATCAACCCTAGCTACGCGAAGCTCGCGCAGATCGCAGGCGTGAGTGGTCCAGTCGACTTGGCCCCGGTGCTCAAGTCGAAGCTGCGTGATCTGAAGAAGATCGCGAGCGACGCAGGAGGATGGGAGAAGTATGTAGCGAAGCGCGCTCCGAGCCTGCCGGCAGACGACGCTGCGCAGATCGCCAAGATGATCGAGTCCAGAACTCGGCTCATCGGAGAGAAGCTCAAGGAGGCAGAGGAACAGGCCAAGAAGCTAGCTAAAGCCAAGAGCACAACCAAGGCGAAGCCTCGCACCATCGAGATTCTAGAGCCAGCGAAGCTACCCGAAGAGCCCCCGCAAGGGTATCCTGGAGGTGTAGCGAGACCAGACACGAAGGAGGCACGCCAGGCCTATTTTGACCAGCTACACGAGAGAAGCCGATCGAGGGTTGCGCAGGTGGCTACACTGGAAGAGCAGGACGCGATAACGACCTTTACGGAGGGGTCCACGTCGATTCGGGCGGCGATGAAGATGACGCGCGAGGAGTGGGATCGGAGCGTGAACAGGTACTCTGACTACGACACCAACCGAAGAGCTGGGGAGCGGATCGTTGCGGCGCTGCGCAAAGCAGCAGCGTCTCCATCTACGGAAGCGGTCGAGTCTCAAGTTGGTGAGATGTATCGAGGTATCAGGGATCTGACGAAGGACACCTTCGATAGGATGATCAACGCATCCGATATTGTGTGGGACGAGCCCACGAGTACCTCGTGGCACCCCACCTGCGCCAAGTACTTCTACACCCCGATCAACGCGTCAGATCGAAACAACTACTCTATTTTCTACAGAATCAAGCCAGCGAAGCGCACGAAGGGGCTCGGGATCGAAGGAGTGTCGTCGATCAAGGATGAGAGCGAGGTAATGTTTGGTGACGGTGTTAGGTTCCGGGTCACCAAGGTGGAGCGCGACGCGGACTACGAGCGAGGAGCAATCGTGTGGGTCGAAGAGCTTCCGTAACTAAAAATGAAGGGTTGTTTTTCCAGTATCAGGATCCACGACTTCTCTAATCCGAATCTGCGTCTCCACGAACCGATACGGCCTCCGCCTGCTCCCGTCGCTGTAGGTAACGATGAGACCCTCGAGCTCGTGGTGCATGTAACGGTCCGGGGCCGCCTTCACCTCGTCTATGGTCATCTCGATGGTCTGGCTGGTACCGTCCGGTAGTCTGCGAGTGAGACTCCCGCTTACCGGGATTGGCGCGTCTTCCGTCATGATGCTAAGAGCGTAGCAGATATGTGGATCTTCACCACGTTCGGGTTTTTCTCGGTTGTCGCCCACAGGACGAAGCCTGGGGTTTTGCTCGTGAGAGCCAGGGTAAGGTCTGATCTTGAAGCCTTTTCCGTGCGCGTAGGGCTCGAAGGTGAAGTGACAGAAAATGTCCGTGCCGACTACCGGTATCGACTGGAGGCTCCCGCGGTGGACGTAGCGCGCGTCATCTCTGAGGAGCTGACGACTATGGACTACGACAACTTCAAATCGCGCGTCGAGGAGACGCAGGGCGCCGATCGTGAGAGTGTCTACATGGGGATCTGGTCGCACCTACGAAGATACCTTAGGTAGCTGCGCTCCTGGGTGGGGCTGGGTTGTAATAGTCAGCCCCCTACCTTCGACGCATGGCAGGCAAGCCGCGTCGAAGGGCAGTTGGAGCGATAGGTCAGGGAATCCGCCTAGCCATTGATCCGGCTTCTCCTGCTGCCGAACTGAAGTGGATCCAGTGCTGCAAGTCCGGCACTTATCTGGGCCACCCGAAGTTTGCGAAGATCGAGTGGGACGCGGCCGTCTTCCAGACGATCGTCGACAACCTCCACAAGCACCCAAACTTCGTCGCTGGTGCTGATGGTGTAGGCACAGCGCGCGTAATCCCCTGGGACTACGAGCACGCGAACGAGATCCGAGCGATGAACGGAGACGTCCCGGAAGGCGGACTCCCGGCTGCGTCGTGGACCTACGATCTCAAGGCAGTGAAGGGAGCAGAGGGTGACGAGCTATGGGCTCTAACCGAGTGGCTCCCGCGTGCTCGTGAGCAGATCCTAGCCGGTGAGTACCAGGGGTGCTCGGTCTGTGTCCTGCCCAGCTACATCGATCCCGTGAGTGGGCTCGACCAGGGCCCGACGATGACGTCGATCGCTTTTACTAACCAGCCTTTCATCCAGGGCATGGCGCCGCTTGCCGCGACGCTCGAGCAGTACGGTCCAGCCGAGTCTCCGCTCGAAGTGCTCGTGGGGGTGCGATCGGCGCTCGAGTTGCCCGAGGACGCTCCGATCCCTGTAGTCGTCGAGAACCTCGATCGACTCTTCGCCGCCATCGCTAACGGCACCGTCCCCGAGTACGTCGAGGAGTCTTACATCCTCGATCGAATCCGCAGGCTTCTGAAGCTCCCGCTGCTCTCCACACCCGAGGAGATCCTGGGTGGGGCTCAGGCGGCACTCAATTCGCTCCCAACTGAAGGGGCAACCGCCCCGGTCAACACACCAGAGGTTTTCCCCATGGCAGCTACTCTCGCCGCACTCACCGCAATCACGGCCATCTTCGGATGCGCCAACGAAGATACCGCCATCATTCAGGCGGCCCAAGCTGCCAAGGCCAAGGCGGATGAGTCCGCCAAAACGGAGGTAGCGCTGGAGGGTCTCGACAAGCTCAAGCAGATGTTTGGGGCCGACGATCTGGAGGGCACGCTCGCCGCGGCCACCAAGGCAATCGCGGACGCCGAGGCGATGAAGCCCGCCGTAGCGGCTCTGTCGGAAGCGTGTAAGGCCCTCCGTAGCGGAGCCACCGCAGACGCCGAGGCAGAAGCCGGCGCGGTAGCCGCTTCTATGGCTGCTGCAGCTGGCAACCCAACGCTCAAGGACCGGCTCTACCCCGCCATCCTGCAGGCTCGCTCGAACTGCATCGTCGAGGTGAAGCCAGAAGGATCCCCGCTGGTTACGTCGGTCAAGGTCGACGAGGCGAAGCTCGCCAAGTTCCGCACCGACTACCCACTACCCGAGGAGCATCGCGCTCTTCTGACTCGCACGATCGTTTCTGGTCCCAACGGAACGCAACTGGGTGGACCGGTAACTGGATACGCAACGCAGCCGATCACGCAGACTGCGGGGCAGCAAGGTTCTGGAGATCCAGAAGCAGCGAAGGTTGTCGACGCCATCAATGGGCAGCCTGGCCGCAACCTGATCGAGAAAACCAACGCCTATCTGTGCTCGATACGCCCTTCACACCAGACCCTCGACTTCGCCACTCAGTGCCGAATTTCCGGGCAGTTCTCCAACGCACTCATCACCACCGGGAAGGTCCCTAAGGGGATCTGACGCAGGCAACTCCCCTGAACCAACAGGACCAACACCATGACTGAAGCAACCGTCCCCGTCATTGACCAGCCGAACTGCTACCGCCCGGGGCGAAACAGCGGAGCGAGCGATATCGCTCGCGGCCACCTGCTCAAGGCTGGTGCCAGCTACCAATCCATAGTGCTTGCCACTTCCACCTCGGACAAGCCGGCAGGCGTTGCGGCCGAGGTGATGGAGGGCACCACTGTTGGTGCCATCACCCGCGATCGTATGATCTCTGGCCAGGCCATGGTCATATGTGGAGCCGCCGTCGCCATCGGTGACGACATCACCACCGACTCGTCCGGACGCGGTATTGCGACTACTGGCGCCGCGCAGGCCGTGTGGGGACGCGCTCAGACCGCCACGTCCGCGGCTGGAGAGCAGTTCGCGATGGAGATCAACCTGGGAGGCAAGGCAGCCACTCCGGGCGGGGTCCAGATGCTCGAGATGACCCTCGACTACACGGACCTCGTAGACGCAGAGACGAACCAGGACTTCTCGCTAGGGACTCTCCCTGCTGACACGTGGCTCGTTGGATACCAGGTCGTTCCCGATGATCTGATCGTCAAGGCGACCGCTACGTTCGCTCTCGACATTGGCTACACCGGGGCAGCCGAGTTCTGTGCCGCTAGCCTCAACGTCGGATACGGAGGAACCGCAGACACTCCACTGCAGGCTGCCATTTCGAAGGCTCTCACGGCTGATACCGAGATCCTAGCAAACGTCGCCATCAGCACCGGAAACCTGGGAGACGGAACAGACACTCTGTGCACTGCAGGCTCCACCATCATCCGCCTATTCTATATGACCGCCAACCCGGTGACCGTCGTCCCGTAAGGAACCATAATGGCCTACACTTTCGAAAATGGTAAGATCGTAGCGGTCCAGGGAGACGTTCGACCTGGCGTTATCGAGAAGGAGTTCACGCTCCTATCCGACATGGGTAACGCGCGAGCAGGCACCAAGGTGATGCTCGCGGTGGCTCCGTCCGACACGTCACAGTCGACGGAACTAGAGACGTATCTTGGAGGGTACACACAGAACGGGATGGGTCAGGATCTCCTGTCTCCCATCGTCCCGATTGACAAGGAAAGTTCCAAGCGTAGGGATTTTTCGCACCTGAACACCTTCGCCCCGGCGGATGATCGCGTTGGACGAAGCGGCGCGATCAACCAGATCGAGCATATCAGCGACGTCATCGAGTTCAAAACCGAGGAGCACGCGCTGGCTGCGTTTATCTCGTTCGCCGCGGAAAACGACGCGGTTGGCGGGTACAACGTGCGCGCAGCTCACGCCAAGATGATTCGGGACAAGCTGGATCTCAATCGTGAGATCAGACGCTTCGATACGGCTACGTCGGTTGGAACGTGGAATCCCAATAACTACACCACCATCACCACTAACTACCGGTGGAATACGGGGACGAGCAAGGATCCGCTTGCGGATATCCGTGCCCGCCTGAAGTACTCGTGGTCGCATGTCACCGGGATCTTTATGAATCTGGAGGTAGCTGGATACTTCCTGTCCGACACCAAGGTCAAGGCGGCTGCTGACTTCGTGCTTGGAACGGCTACCATGAAGAATGGTCTGGTCGTTGACTCAAGCACCCCAGGAGTGCAGATGTTCCGACTCCCGAGTCTTCCTCCGTTCTACGTGGTCGACTCGAAGAAGTACGTGTCCTCCACGATGTCGCCGATCCTTGCGGACGACGTGATCCTAGTGAATCAGCCTGTCGTGCTGTCAGGTGGTGACACCTTGGCCTCGTTCCTCTCCTTCCGCTACCGCGGTCGCTCTGGAACCGGATACACCGTCAACGAATATCAGCCAGCTGGGCGCGGGCTCAACGGCGGCACAATGCTCGAGGCTGGATACGCCGACGCTGACGTCACCCCTGGAACGAGCGCGGACGGTTCGATCACCTCGCGTATCGGTGGCCTAATCAAGGGCGTACTTACCGGGACCTAACTAAGGCGCTTGATACAGGAACGCAGGGCCCCGAGTCGCATGGTGCGGTCGGGGCCTTTGCGTAAGACCGAGGGAGTTTTGTTCATGGCAAAGCCAGATCCAAAAGACGACCAGATCGCCGAATTGCAGCTGCGGCTAGAAGCCGCGAATCAAGCCACGTCAAAGGCAGAGACCAAGGCCCAAGAGGTAGGCGCGCTACAGGCTGAACTCGCCAAGTCTCAGGCGACAATCAGCGGACTAGAGAAGAAAGTGGAGGGCCTACAGAAGGAACTGGAAGTTTTCCGAACGAAGACCACCAATCGTCCTATCGTCGTCGGACTCGACCCAGAGCGCGCCGTGCAGTTGCGGGTTTCTAGCGTGGTTACCAACGCAATCACCATGACTCGCATCGACGCGGTAGCGGGGGACGTGCTGGTTGAATCCTCGTTCCTGGAAGAAACCCAGAAGAAGATCGGGACGTCCGCCAAGATACATCCGGTATCGAAGGATGAAATCGTATCTGCGAAGAGTTCGGGCCGAGCGTACTAATAATCCCCATGTCAAAAACCTACATTTTCCAGAACGATCTAGAGGAGATGTATGGGGTGAAGCCGGTGGCGGAACTGTTCCGCGAGCCAGGCACCAACGCGACAAGTGTGCGACTCCAAACGTGCTGTCGCGTTGGTTGCCGCAAGGCAGACGCCTACTTGCTGAAGGCGTGGACTGAGGAGCAGATCGAGAATTTGGTTCGAACGGATGACGCGATCCGCTCCGATCTGTGCGACATCATCATGCACGAGGGGGAGAAGGGGCGCCCAGAATGGCGCTCCGGAACAGAGGTTACAGCCTACGAGAAGGCTGCGACGTCTGCTCTGAAGCGTCTCAAGGAGCTCTCCGAGGCGCAGCAGCGCTCGGTAGGTGAGACACAAGGGGGGGGGGTCAATCCCCACACGAGAGCCGCCAGGACCGGCACACAGAACTTGATTTTCGCCCCGTCTGGAGGCGTACCGAAGCGGGGGTTCTGATGGACGGGATCCTGCTCGATACCCGTGACATCGAGGTTCCGCTTCGGGATCTTGTGGCTAAGGGCAAAGGTGTAGGACACCTGCTCCCGATCATTGCCCAGGATCTCGTTTCGGCCGTCGATGATGTATACGAAGCAGAGGGACCTGGGTGGCAAGACCTAGCGGATTCGACGAAGAAGGCTCGTCGCGGAGATTCCTACAAGATCCTGCAAGACACGGAGGTAATGGTTGGGTCTACCGACATCGGATCCGGAACCACTGGATCAGGCTTCTGGGTAGAGGCGTTCGCTGGCGCCTCCTACGCGGACTTTCACGCGACAGGAACCGCAAACATGCCGCAGCGTAACCCTTTCGATTTGGGCCCCTTCGAAGAGGGGGTCCTTCGTGACGTCGCCGATCTGATTCTGGAGGATGTGACACGATGAGCACGACCCACGTATTTCACGCGCTCGAGGCGATCCTGCAGGACTTACAGGGGGCCTACGCGACCGGGCAAGCGCTGGTCAAGTCGACGGCTGGAACCGTCTCTCTCCCTGCCGGGAGCTTCGCTGTGCCTATCATGGATGGTTCGGCATCGGACGAACTGACATGCAAGGTGGAGCCGAACTCGGCAACCCTCGATCGGTCGTGGCCTGTTACCACTGATGGCGCAGAAGTTATTTTCACCACGCTCCAGGGGGGGCAACGGTGCAGAATCCCAGCTGGGACTCGGATCAAGTTTGACCCTTGGATATCCGGAGTTTCCACTCACGCGACCGTGACGGGAGCGGGTATCGTAGGAGGTACTAACGTCAGGGGCGACGGGAAACTGGACATTTTGCGACAGGTGAAGCTCTACAAGGATCTCGGGGAGCGAGCGTCGGCCGCGGACTTCTTCCGGGCGCAGACTTACGATTTCCCCGCGGCTGTGATCTGCTGGATCCAGACTTCTCCGGGAGACGGGACCACCTCGCCCACAATGGGTGTCTCCACCGCCAGGGCGGGCAGAGGGAAACGTTTCTTCGTCCACGAGTTTGAGATCACCCTAGTGGGCAGCAGGCTCGATGGGGCGAACGAACGACGCAAGGAGCTCGACCGGATTCGAGACGACCTGATCCTGCTCCTGACAGACCGTGTCGCGTGGCGTGACCTCGAGTGCAACCTCACACTTCTCAGCGCGAGGGCCACTGGGACCACGGCTACCAGCTACCTGGACACCATTCGGGTCACTAGTGAGTTCGTGTTGAAGCGGCTGGAGAGGCGCACCTTCAACCCATGGATCAAGACGCGCACACAGGGCGCCCGCGAGAATAGCCTGGGCGATAGCGAGACAGACGTAGATGTGACCGACGAGATGGACCAGGGGTAGGTAATCCTGGGTGGGGCCGTCTCGGATGGTGGTGACCCGTAGCCTCAGAGTCATGGCCGTCGAGTTCGTCGCGTACGTACGCTCTGTCGAGGGATTCGCCGTCCCTCGCTATGGGACTCAGGAGCTGATCGGGGCGACCCGTGTGGCTCCCAAACATCGCACCGGCACGGTTGGATCGATCGTTTGGGACACCGAGCGGATCGTTCCTCTCACTGCCGAGTACATGCGTAAGTACGCAAAGGAGATGCGAGGGCATCTCCGCAACAAGGAACTCGTTAGTGTCTCTCACCATGAGTGGGTGGAGCAGGTCTCAGCTCCACTGGAGGTGACCGAATGACCGCGATCCCCAAGGCATTGTCGCCGACTAGCCCAACCCCAGGGTTTGGGTTAGTCGTGAACCTGAAGCCCACCGCGATCGCCCCGGGATCGCAGATTTTGAAGGGACTCATTGTTGGCCCACCCAATGTCGACGGAAATATCGACACCGCGGACGAGATCCGAGAGCTACCCAATGGGCAAGCTGATATGGATGTCGCCGCCGGCGTGGCCAGTCTTCCCTCGCTCGCTTACGCTGCGTTGATCGCTCAGTATCCGCAGGCAACGATCGAATACATCGGGGTTGCCCCTAGCGGTGGAGACGCTGCGACTGGGTCCTTCACGTTCGGAGGAGCGGCCACAACTTCGGGGACCTGCCACTTCAAGATCCAGGGCGTGGCGGTAGATGTGCCGTGGAACGTGGGCGACACGCTCAACGTCATGCGCGCGAAGGCTGTTACCTATCTGGGCCAGTATTCCTCGCTCTTCTTTGCTACCTGCACCGAAGCCGTAACAGAGGGCGTCGTTACCGTGACGGCGAATCAGAAGGGTCCAGCCGGTAACGACGTATCGATTTCATGCACGCTAGAGGGTGTGACCGGCGGGACCATGACGGTCTCCGCGGCGCACCTTGCGGCGGGAACCACGGAACCGGACTTCACCCTTGCCCTGGCAGCCGCTGAGGGCCAGACCTACGACTTCATTGGGCTCTGCCTATCCAATGCGGACGCAGCCTCTACGACAGGGAACTTCGCGAAGCTCAAGACGCATATCGCGTCGCTAAACGAGGGTAACGGCGCGAAACTACAACAGGGAATCGTTGGCCACACCGGGCTACGAACAGCGCTCTCCTCGGCAGCGGCAGCGATGAACGAACAGTGGCTCGAGATGATGAACGTCCAGAACGCTCTCTCTCTCCCCTGCCAGGTCATGGGCGACGAGATGGGCTCAAGGATGGCTGGTGTTGCGGCCGTCTACTCGAAGAACAGGATCGGCTCGCTCTTCAAGATCACTGGATCCGCAGACCCAGTGGGCGACAACCCGACCACGGCGCAGAGTGACGCTGCGCTACTCGATGGTGTGTCGCTAGCCTATTACGACTCGAACAACGATCTGGCGGTATGCCGCGCCATCACGACCTACGTGCAGACCCCGACGGGCGCCTCGATTCTGCCCACGGACTGCAACGAGATCGATGCCATGTACGTCACGTTCAAAGACCTGCGTCTGCACTTGCAGGCGACGTACAAGGGCGTGCGGGTCGCGCGTGACAGCGACGATCCGGCAGACCAGCTACCAGAGGGGGTGGTAGAAGAGCGCGATATCAAAGCCACTGTCGTGGCTAGACTGATGCAGTTCGCTGTCCCCAAGGGGCTCATCAACAAGACCGCGCTTCTCACAGAGATCGAAGCCGGGAACCTAGTGGTCTCCGTCGATGACGTCGACGAGACACAGGTGAACGTATTCGTCCCCGTGAAGCCCTACAAGAACCTCGCAAAGATGGGGCTATGCGCCCAGAAGACAGGGTAATATGGCAATCGAACAGCTCAAGTATCCCAAGGGCAAAGTTGCCATCGAAGGCGGGGAGCTCCAGGACTACACCAACGGAGATGGATCCATTGATGACGGCTGCAAGACCGTCAGCACCCACCGAAACGGCGGCATGGCGTCGGGAGTGGTGTACGGTCCAAAGTCCGCGAAGTTCACCTTCACCTCAGTCATCTCGAGCGAAGGCTTCGAACGTGACTACCTGGGAAAGCACTCGCGCGAAGAGAGCGTCGAGGCTCGATTCAAGTTTCCGGGCGGCAAGGTTCTTACGATCAATGGAGGGTACACGGGACTGTCTTGGAAGGACTCAACGGATGGAACCGTCGAGTTCACTGTGACCGTTACCGGCGGATACTCGCTGTCTGGATAATCGTGGACACGAGGGAGTCGGATAGGGTCAGGACTCGGCGGTAGCTCGGCATTCCACTCCCTCGTGCCGTCCTGCCGCCCTTACGAGGGAGACATGGCAGACACGGTGGATCGTATCCCAGAGTTGGGAAACCGCACATGGGAAGAGCTGGAGGTCGTCAACCATAAGGACGGCCATTTGCTATTCAAAGACTTCCTGCGCAAAAAGATGCCCAGCGGGAAGTTCGGCCTAATAGAGGTGCGTGTTCGAATCGAACGCATGCTCGGGATAGCCAGGGCGCGCGTCGAGAACCGAGCATTCTGCACGGCGCTAGGGCTGAGCGAGGATAGGGATAGGGACGTATTCGCTGAATTCGAACAGGTTCACGTTCTCGCCCACGCCATTCGCGCCAAGGAGGCGCCTTACCCGCAATACGCCACCGCCCAGGAGCTGGTCGAGCAATACGACGAGGCTTCGCTACAGGACATCTTGGGGAGAATCGAGGAGCTCAGGGTCAGGTTAGATCCGAGGGTGAACCTCGAGACCCCTGATGATGTGTGGACAATGGTGCAGCGCGTGGCCAAGGCGGGCCACCTCGCCCCTTTGACCGATATCGCTGGGCACGAGCAACCCAGCTTCGTGGTTTTTATGGCGTCGCAAGCAATGAACTCCCCGATGGGTGTTGCCTGGCTGCGCTCGCTAGGGAGCTCGACTCCGGATTGCTCACCGGACCAGAACTCTACGGAATCCTGAAGGGCTCACCATGTCGGAACGCGCCGCTTCTGTAAGACTCCAGCTCAACAGTGCGTCATTCTTGGGTGGACTACAGCAAGTAACGCGTTCCGTGCAACAAGCTGGCGCGGCGATGGGCAATGCTCTTAGGGGCCCATCCGTTGCTGCGCTTGGCGCAATGAAGAGTTCGCTTAGCGCTACCGCGAACGAGGCCAGGGGTCTAGCGAAGATGGTAGGGGCAATCGCGGGTGGGTTATCACTTCAGCAGTCCATATCAGGAGCCCTGAACCTTCAGCATGAGTACAGGAATCTAGCCAATCAGATCAATCGACTTGGTGACTCCGGCAAGGATTGGCAGGATGTACAGCTGACGATCGAGGACTCAGTAAAGGCGTCAGGGCAGAAGGCGGAGGATATGGTCGTGGTATTCCGTGAACTCTACACGGCGACCGGCGATCTGAAGTATACCGAGGAAGCGGTTAGAGCGATCGGTATTGCCGCTACGGACTCGGGCGAGAGCGCTATTGCACTGGCAACCCCAATGCAATTGGCCGCGAGGAAATTCGGTGTGGCGGCGCAGGACACAGAGGAGGCGGTAGCGCGAATCATTGAGAAGGTGGGTGTAGGAGGGGCATCCCTAGACGGGATGAACAACCGCTTCGCTATCATGGCTGGCGAAGCAGCGGAAGCTGGAATGAAGGGGAAGGAGGGGCTCAGTGCGCTACTTGGCGTGATGCTCACCCTCGACAGTCGGATCGGTGAGAAGGCGGCTCCTGGGTTACGCATGTTGTTCCAGACGCTCAAGGACGGGACAACACAGATGAGGGCCATATCGAAGCAGTCGGGAATGAAATTCGATGTCGACACGTCCGCCTTCGAGAAGCTCAGAAAGCTGATAGGAAGCGAGAAGGGGCGCAAGACCGCGGAGCTTGTGTTTACGGCTGATTCTAGAGTCGTCTATGACACGCTTGTTGCTCCTTTCGAGCAAGCGTTCAAGCTAGCCAAGGCACAGGGCAAGAACACCACGGAAGCTACCGCGGCAGGCATGTCCGCCTATGATGCGGCGATGGCGCGGCTCACTGAGTCAACCGCGGACTTTTCCAAGGCCGCAGCAGGCTCGGCTAAGCGCATGATCGAAGATCCGACAGTGATTCTGCGCAAGGCAACGAGCGAGATGGCGCTCGCCTTCACCGACAAGCGGATGCTGGATTCCCTGACGCAGCTAGCCAAGATCACCCCTCGCGTTGCCAGCGGCATGAGCGACATGGTTCGGTACACGATCGAGAATCCGTTGAAGGCTGCTGGAATGTATATGGGGGCGAGGGCGGGGGCGGCGGGGGTGATCAAATTCACCGGAGAGCTAGGTGCGGCGGGGCTGAAAGCGGCCGGGTCATCTATCGCCACGATGTTCGCGACCCAGGTAGCCAAGGATGGGGCGTGGACGGTAGCAGGGAAGGCGTTCGGTATAGCCGGCGGAGCCGCTGCTGCGTTCATGGTTGGCAAAGCAATCATTGATGCGATGTCCGCATCGGATGAAGCCAAAAATGCGAGAGCCGAAAGCGTCGCAGCTATTGGATCTGCGGTGGCTGCTAGTGGGACCAAGGAACAGCGTGCGGCGTACCTATCCAGGGCAAAGCAAGAGCTTGAGCGCGTCAAAGCTGAAGGGCCCAGTGCCAGTGAGAAGGTATTTGGTACGCTGGAGGCTGTCACAGGTGGCACATCAATATTAGAGCGTTCTGGAAGACAGAAGCTAGAACTGGAGACGACCGTAGCTGCCCTTGAGAGGTCACTCAATACCACCTCAGTGGAGCAAGCTACCAGGGCGACCATCGAGTCCTTCCAGCGCATGACGCAGGCAGCTGACAAGGTGTCAAGAGCAATGGGCGGCGTAGGCGCTGGCGGATCCAACGGCCTTCCCCCTCGTGCCCCAACGAAGGAAGGCTACTAGATGGCCGCGTCCAAGATTTGGCAGAACTCCAAGCCGGCGTCTTTCGAGGTAGAGGGATACGACCCGGTGGTCTTCCCGGTGTGGCAGCAGACGAGTGGGGACACTGGGCTGCGTGCCGTGTGCCGACCCATCCCATGGGTGCACGGTGAGGAGATTGATAATACTGGACTAAATGCGATCACTTGGAATCTTTCTGCGCCCTTCGCCCTGGTGCTCCAAGGCGAGGACGGGATCGGAGACGAACCGCCGCTCTACCCGACGCGTCTCGAAAAACTGATCGAGCTGTTCGAGACGTGCAAGACGGGGACCCTCCATCTGCCGTGGAAACGTAATATCCGTTGCAAAGCGCTCACGTGGCGGCGGGTGGCTAACGCCGACATGATAGACGCTGAGGTCTTGGAGATCACATTCAAGACCGACAACGAGAACCTGCTCGACCAGCAGAAGGCGCAGTCGATACCCGCGTCGACCGTGCGACAGCTCGCTATACAAGCGCAGTTCGAGGCCGAGCGCGTGGGCGCGTGGGACGGATCATGGGAGGACTTGACTCGTCTTACTGCCCAGCTCGAAGCCATCATGCTGGCCCCCAGCGAGTACCGTCAGGACGTCGCGTCTAAGGCTCAGCGTGTCAGCTCGTGTTGCGACCGACTTCTCTCTGCTCACTCCAAGTCGGAGGCGGGTCGCAACGCGTTCGTTGATCCGGCTTCGGCTCCCGCCGTGCGCCTGCTCATTCTCATCCGTGGGCAGGCTGATAGCGCCGAGGCCGAGGCTAGAACAGGGACAGTGCAAGGGGTCGTAACCAAGACCATCGAACGCGCCACCTCGATTTGGGAGTACGCTATCGCTGTTGGGATGGACCCCTATGAGATGCTGACGCTCAACCCACAGATCGAGGATCCGAACTACATCCCCGCTGGGACTCAGATCAAGACGGCGAGGAATTGATGGTCGATCGTGAAGTCGTAACTCTGGAGAGTCTCGATGGGAAGGGTGACTCGATCCTGATTGATAGATCCACGACCTACGAGATCACTACTGATATCACCGCTCCCTCGGAGGCTCGGATTGAGATCGGTGACAACGGCACTTGGCAGGCGCTCAAGTCGGCTATCGCCATCGGGCGCCGCTTCCGGATGACCATCAATGGTCGATCGATCATGGTTGGGCGCATGTTGACACGTGCTTTGCCCGTGTCGGTGCAGGGCGGGGCGACTGTGCAGCTCACTGTGCGGACCGTACTCGCTGACGCCGCGTTCGCGTCGTGCGACCCCACCACAATCCGCGGTGCGACACTGAAGGACGTGGTTCTCCGAGCTTATGCCACCCTCGGGCTAACCGAAGACGACTTCGAATTTTCTCCCGACACGGCGAGGAACATCGTCACGGGAGCCGGAAAGGCCACAGGTACCAAGGTTGCGCTCGAGAAAATCACCGAGCAAGACGCGATGGTTCGCCCACCCGAGACCGTCTACGCGTTCGTCGACAGACACCTGCGACGCTTCGGTCTGCTCCACTGGGACGGACCAAACGGCAAGATCGTAGTCGGGAAGCCCAACGACAGCCAGCCACCGATCTACGCTCTTCGGCTTCTGCGCTCGAATCCGCGCGGCAACAACATCATGGACGCCCGGAGATCCGAGGACTACGAGTCGGTGCCGAGTTCGTTTTCCGTCTACGGTCAGGGCGGAGGGCGCGACTACAGGAAGTCGGCGGTCAAGTACACCATAACCGACCCGGTCCTGTCCGCTGTCCCCATCAGACGCCCTTCGATGGCCATCGATGAGGCTATCGCGAGCTCAGCACTCGCAGAGGCGCGAGCTCGTCGCGAGATGGCTCAGCGTTCCCTGCAGCGTGAGAGCTGGGAGATATTAGTCGGGCAGTGGTGCTACACACTCAACAGTCAGCGAATACCTTGGGCGATCGACACCGTTTCGACCCTTCGAATCGACGTAGCGGACCCCGTGTCGGCCCCGTACTACTGCTGGAGGGTAGTACTTCGAGGTGACGCTACCGAGGGTCATACGACGCGCCTGACGATGGCGGCGAAAGGAGTGTGGACTCCATGAGACCAGATCCATCAGCGTTCGTTGGCTACGGGATGACGACGTTTCAGGTTGGGGGATCCTCCGTCTCAGGGCCATTCGGCGCAGTGCGCTACGCCGGAGCTGGCACTGTCGAGGGCGAGGGCACGCAGGATGCCGAGAGCTTCGGGGCTCCCGGGATCATCTGCCGCCCTCGGCCACCTTCAACCGTCACCGGGCTCGACGGGTCGACCCAGTACGACGTAGGACTCGAGTCGGTGGGGGCCCGCATGGGCGACTCCATTCGCCCGGTGGCGTACCGGGATTTGCGCCTCAACCGTGCGTTCCCTGCCCCTGCAGAGGGGACGATGGCTTTCGTCGGGTACGGCGGGGGGTTCCTGTCTTTCTCGGACGACGCAGCCAAGCAGAGTATCACCACGCTTTACGTCCCGTACGACTTCGACGGGGATGGGGTACCGGCGAAGTGCCACACGATCGTGCTAGACCCGCAGCAGGAAAAGGTTGCGGTCATCCAGGGAGATGGACGCTCGATCATCTTGGGGCCCGACGGGATCGTGATGCGGTGCGACAGAACCACGCACGTCACCATCGGCCCCGGGACATGTACCATCATCGCGGACAAGATCATCCTGCAGGGTAACGTCTGCGCGGGAGCAGACTCGGTGGGAGCCGTCCCTCTTACCCCGGGAGTCTCGTCGCCTTCGTTCTTCGTGTCGGTGGTGTAGTGGCGTCCCGGTGCGCTTTCCCGTCGCTGGACTTCGCCTTCCCCGCGATCCCCTTCCCGTCGCTCCCGGCGCTGCCTACCATCCCGACTCTCCCCTGGTGGGCGCTTCCGGGGCTCCCAAGCCTGCTGCTGGTGCTGCCCGGGATCCCTTTCCCGTCGCTGCCCACGCTTCCGACGCTGCCGGATCTCCCCGTTCTCCCGCCCTTACCGGGGCTCCCCACTCTCGACTTCGCCTTCCCCGCGATCCCCTTCCCGGGGCTCCCGGTAATCGCCCTGCCCCTGTTCGCGATTTCGATCTTTTGCCCGCTGGATTGACCCAATTTGACAGCGCGGCCGGACGGTCCACAATTGATGGATGCGTGCCTACCTGCCCCTTGCCCTGCTCTCCCTAGCCTGCTCGTCCACCGTGTCCACCGTGTCCGGAGATGGAGACCACGCCGCGGGTGCCGCTGGCCTCTCTGACACGGGATCGGCGGGGGAGACTCAGGAGAACCAGGGAGGAGGAGCGGGCGAGCCTGGTGGCGCGTCAGGAGCGGCTTCAGGGGGTACCGAAGCGGTGGGGGTCGGAGGGCGGACAGCTGCCGCGGGGGGCAACTCGGGGGAGGCGGGGTCCGCGGGGGAGGCCTTCGTCGCAGGGACGGCGTCGGATCCCTACTATCTGGGGGATGGTAAGCGGTGACCGCAGATCGCACTGGATGCGCTTATGACCTGGGACAAACTCAATCCAGGCGTGCCAAGATACTACGACAACGGGGCATGTCACGGGTGGTGGGAGCCCGCCCCGTTCGTGGGTGGAGTGATCCGA